TAAGAGACCGTGCTTATAAGACAGCTTGTGAACACGGATTCCACAAAGAAGAGTTGAGTAATAAGCATTGCTTGATGCTGGTGATAGTGGAGTAGTCGCACGCCATGCGACCAACTATACGAATACCGGGTAGTCCTTTAGGGGATTATTCGGTATCTTTATTTTGTGAAAAATAGAGTAAAAGAAATGGGTATAGTATACAGGAATATCGATGAGCTGAAAAAGCATGAGAATAACCCGCGCACGATAACGAGTGATCAGCTGGAGAGGTTGAAGGAGTCAATAGTTAAGAATCCGGATTACTTTGAGGCGAGACCTATCGTTGTCTCAAATCGTACGGGTGAGCTGGTTGTGATAGCCGGCAATCAGCGATTAGAGGCAAGCATGCAGCTAGGTTTGAAGGAAGTACCGACGTATCTGCTTGAGAACTTGACGGAGGAGCGTGAGAGGGAGATAATGATTCGGGATAACGTGAGTAACGGTGAATGGGATATGGAGAAACTCATGAGCTGGGACAGTGATATGCTTCTTGACTGGGGGGTAGAGGGTTTGTTTGATGATATAGACTTATCCGATGAATTGCCCGCATCTACCACAAAATCCAATAATGTAGCTGAAAGATTTATTATTCCTCCTTTCTCTATACTTGATGCCAAGCAGGGAAGATGGCAGGAGCGTAAACGTGCCTGGCTATCTCTAGGTATTAAGAGCGAAGAGGGCAGAGATAAAGAAATTACCTATTCTCGTTCGGCACAAAGTCTGGCAATTTATGAAGTGCGCAACAGAATGCGTGAGAAGCTTGGTTATGATCCCTCTTGGGATGAAATAACGGAATACTGCAAAAAGCATGATATTCCAATGTTAGATGATATCTCTGTCTTTGATCCAGTTCTTTGTGAGCTTGCATACCGATGGTTTAATGTTCCTGAAGGAGTTATCCTCGACCCGTTCGCCGGAGGTTCCGTTCGTGGGATAGTAGCCGCAAAATTAGGAATGCGCTATCGAGGAGTTGACTTGCGTCCGGAACAGATTAAAGCAAATTATGAGAATGCGGCAGAAATGCAGCCACCTTTCACGGAGAATGAATGTCCGGTTTGGAAGTGTGGTGATAGTCGTGAAATTGATCAGCACTACGCTGGCCTGAAAGCCGATATGATATTTAGCTGTCCGCCTTATGCTGATTTGGAGGTTTATTCAGACGATCCACGTGACTTGTCGAATATGGAATATGAAGAGTTTTTGAACGCTTATAAAACCATAATTCAGAAGAGCTGCTCATTGCTCAAAGAAAACCGTTTTGCTGTATTTGTAATAGGGGAGGTTCGTGGGAAGAATGGAGCATACTATAACTTCGTCGGCGATACCATAAACGCTTTTCTTGAAGCCGGTTTACATTACTACAACGAGATGATTCTTGCTACACAGATAAGTTCTCTGGCCATGCGCGTGACGAATCAGTTCAACCATTCCCGGAAGATAGGTAAAACGCATCAGAACGTTCTTGTTTTCTTTAAAGGAGACTTGAAACAAATTCCATCGTTATACCCAGAGCTTGATTTCAGGGAAGAGGATTTTTTAGAGAAAGGAGAGAGTGAATAATATGGGTGCACCTAGTGGAAATCAATTTTGGAAATTAAGATCGAAGCACGGAAGAGATAAAATGTTCGCTACGCCTGAGCTTCTTTGGGAGGCGGCGTGTGAATACTTTCAATGGTGTGACGAAAATCCATGGACGACAAAGAAGGCGATTCAGAAGACGGTTCCCGTGAAACGAAAGGAAGGCAAGAAGACGAGAATTGTTAACGAGGAACAAACGCAGCGGGAGGTAACACCAACGGCCAGACCGTACTCGCTCACGGGGTTCTGTATCTACGTGGGAGCGAGCTCAATGTGGTGGCGGAACTTCAAAGAGGGATGCAAGAATAGTACGGATGATAGTACGGATGATAAAGATTTTTTAATGGTCATCGCGCGTATAGAGGAAACGATCGAGACGCAACAGTTCGAAGGGGCATGTGTTGGCGCGTTCAATGCGAATATCATTGCTCGTAAGCTAGGTCTTTCCGATAAACAGGAATTGGATCATACCACGGGAGGAAAAGAGTTCAAAGGCTTTAACTTCTTGCCGTACACGAAGGAGGCTGATGAGGTTGTATGAGTGATAGGATCAATATAAAGCAACGTAAGGCGTATAACCTGCTTCGGGATGAGGAGCATTTCTTTATCCTGTACGGTGGAGGTGGTGGCGGTGGAAAGTCCTGGCTAGGGAGCGAGTGGCTTATGCAGTGCTGTCATAATCTCCCCGGCACGCGTTGGTTTATTGGTCGAAACAATCTTAAGGATTGTCGTGAGTCGGTATCTGTTACCTTCACTAAGGTAGCGGCAGCTCACGGCTTTAGGGATTATAAGCTCACGAATGACGGGATAGAGTTCGCTAACGGTTCGACGATTATATTCCTAGACCTCACGTATTATCCGAAAAAGGATCCTATGTATGAGCGCTTGGGCTCGAAGGAGTATACCGGCGGCTGGATAGAGGAGGCGGGAGAGGTTCACTACTTAGCTTTTGAAGGACTTAAAACGCGTGTCGGCCGTCACATGAATGATGTGTACGGCGTTCCTCCGAAGATACTTATAACCTGTAACCCGAAAAAGAATTGGCTGTATAAGACGTTTTACAGGCCATGGAGAGAGGGGAAGCTGAAAGCCCCGTACGCGTTTATTCCGGCTCTTGTGCAGGATAACCCGTACGCAACGAAGGAATACATCGAGATGCTTCGAAACACGAATGATAATGTGATGAAGCAACGATTGTTTTTCGGTAACTGGGAGTATGACGATGATCCATCGGCACTTTGTGAGTACGATGCTATCTGTGATGTCTTCACGAATGAGCATGTATCGCCTACCGGTTTACCAAAGCTCTCCGGTGACCTTGCCATGAAGGGCCGTGATAGGTTTGTGATTGGTAAGGGTGTTGGCCATGTGTGCACGATACTACTCGTTAAGGAGTACTCACCGGGCAAGATGATTGAGACGGATATGCGCAATGCGATGATTCAGCATCGTGTTTCAAGAAGTAACGTTGTGGTTGACTCTGATGGGCTGGGTTCGTTCTTGGAATCGTACCTGAACGGTATCAGGGAGTTCCACGGCGGGGAAAGGGCACTATCGAATGAGTACGACAACCTGAAAACACAATGCGCGTTCAAGCTGGCTGAGCTGATCAATAAGCGTGACTTCCGTATCATCTGTACGCCGGAACAGGAGGAGTTGATAAAGGAGGAGTTACAGCAGCTTAAACAGGCGAACGTTGACAATGACACGAGGAAAAAGAGTATCGTTTCAAAGGAGATAATGAAAGCGGCACTGAACCGATCACCGGACTTCCTCGACATGCTTATCATGTTGATGTTTTTCGAGATACGTAAACCGATCAGGACAGCAAAGGCTACTTATACGGAGGTTTAACTATCAGAATGTAATTAATACCAGGAGGAAATGTGAAATGAATAGCAGTGGAGTATTGACAAAAAGACAATATACAACGTTTTTCGAGTTTTGGGTAAAGGCTGGGCATGGATCAGGTGATACGCTTGAACGGCTGGAAGAAATGCCCAAGCCGGATAAGGTCGGTAAGGTATCTCTTCCGGAGGATCTTAATGATATAACGTTTGGGCAGTTGATAGAGCTGCAGGGCATAGCGACGAATGAAGAACTGTTCTATGTTCCTTGTGGTGTATTGCTCGGGCTGGACCGGGCAAAGGTTAATGAGTGTCGGGCCGAGGAAGTGGTTGGATTTGTCACATGGGTTGCTAGGGAGGTGAAGAGGATAAACAAGCTGTTTGAGGCTACTAACGTTAAGCCTACGGCGGAAGAACAGCAGGCCGGTATTGATAAACTGTCTTTCGGCCCGTTTGGGCTGATTGACTACTATGCGCTACGGATGGGGTTTACTGATCATGACCATGTGTTATCACTGCCATGGGTGAGAATATACCAATGTATGATAATTGATTCAGAGAGGGCGAAGTATGAGCGAAGATTACGAAAAATATACGCTGACAAGAAGTAACAGCGTGGAGAAGAAGATCAAGAGCGTGGCCGAGAGTATGGTCGGCTTCACGTATGTGTATGAGGATTGGACGCGGGCCGATTTACGTTTAGATCGATTGCCTTTGCCGGCTATCATCAATCTGTTACCGGTAAGCGGGGCGATGTCGCTAAAGATGGACCAGTTTAAGGATAAGCCGAACTGTATGTTCGTGTTTGTCGATAAGGTAAACAAGGACGCTGATGGGAAAGATAATGATGCGGTATTTGAGAGGATGAAGTCGGCAGCGATGGTTTTTATTGCCCGGATGAATGATAGCGGACTATTCGATCCTATCGAGGGTGATATTCCGTATTCTGTCATACTGGAGAAGCTATCTCCGATCGTAACGGGAATATCTATCTCGGTACAAGTGAAGGAGGTAAAAGGAGTTTGTACACGTAATCTCTTATGATATGAGCAGAGAGAAGGCAAAGGCAATTATCGGGGAGGAGTTGAACGAGTTGCGTCGGCGTATCATCGAGCATCATATTGCAGCGGGACAGAGAGCTTCGGGTAGAACGATTCGTTCTCTACGTGTAGAGGTGAACGATAGTGCCGGTACGTTATACGGCCGCAAGGCATTCGGTGTACTTGAAACGGGACGAAAGGCCGGTCCGGTTCCTAAAAGTTTTATCGGTGTTATCCGGCAGTGGATTATTGACAAGGGTATTCCGTATAAGCCGATTCCTTACGTGCTTGTTCCCTCGGAGAGATGGCAGCCGAAATACACGCCAGAGGAGAGAGGGTTGATGTCGTTAGCCGGAGCGATAGCGTATAAGATACGCAATGAGGGCACTTCACTGTACCGCGGGGGAGGACGTGATGATATATACTCGCAGGAGATTCCGGTGACGGTAGGAAATATCATGGATAGGATATTTGCTGTGATGGAGCAGGACGTGGAACATATAAACTTGAATAGCAATGAAAAAGACAACGATTGATACGACTACGATTGAATATCCGGAAGAAATAGGCTTTTGTTTTAATCCGATTGTGGTGAACGTATACGGTCATGCGTGGGCGTATATCGTAGTTTCTATAACGGACGTAGCGGCTGGCGTGATATACACGGAGAGGCGTGAGATGTTTGGTAAGACGTGTTTCTTTGATCTGTCTCCGTATGCACAGGGGGCGTTTGATTTAATTGATCACAAGGTCGATTACACGTCTGCCGGAGCACAGGACAGTAAGGTCGGGCGATTGTTTGCCGTAGAAGTGAATCTGTATAATGCCGATGATACGCTGGGTAATAGCTTTTACTTTGAAACGTTCATCATCTGGGGAGCTATGAAAGTGGGTGAGAGATATAACGGCGAGCGTGTATTGACTTGGTTTAAGAACTTCCCGTTCTCGGTAGGTATGTACAACGCCGCCTCTGCTTCTGTTACCGTAGCTGTCGATGGAGTGAGGCAGGCCGATGCGTTATCACTCCCATCACGGAAGGTGTGGAATTTGATGTTGACGGGGCTGGACGCGAAACAGGATATTACATTCGAGCTACCGGGATCGAGTGATACGGTGAACGTTTGGGATCATACGTTCGATTATACTTTTAGGCCGTTGTTGAATACTCCTTCACGAATCACGTGTAAGGTTGACGAAGGTCAGGACGGTGTATATCTGCGCTGGATAAACCGGCATGGATTCTATTGCTATTGGCTTTTTATGCGTGGAGACGAAACGAGGCAGGTCACTAACGACGGTGAGTTCATCCGGAACAACATGGCAGATTATAACTATGTCGATGGTTATCACGGAGGAACGGGACGTAAACAACGTAAGACGGAAGAGAACACGTTGCCGGTTTGTGCTCCGTTAGTTGATAGTGATACGTATGATTTCCTCTTTCAACTTGCTTTGTCACCGGTAGTGGATATGTATGCCGGTGATGATGATAACGGTGCTCCGAGATGGAAGGGCGTAAACGTGTCGGTCGCTACGTTTGTGAAGAGTAAGACGAGCCTACAGGATTTTGTTGCAACGATTATATTACCCGAAACACGTGTGCAGAGCTTATGAGAAACGATGAACTATACATTGATGGGCATCTCGTTGATATGGACGACGACACGAAGGTAACGCTCAACTACAAGAGTAATATATTCACCGACCTAAGCAAGATTGTGAGCAATAACAGCTATACGATCAAATTACCTAATACCGTGCATAATCAGTGTGTGATTGATCATGCCGATTTGCCTACGAGAGTGACCGAGTTTCCCCGTATCAGGCACGCAGCGAGGTATATTCGTAACGGGGTTGAGGTGATTAACAAAGCGAATGCGGTGTTGATGTCTGTAACGTCAACGTTTGACGTGGCGCTGTCTTGGGGAAATGCTACGGCTTTCGCTCCGATTGTTAATCAGGGGAAGAAACTCACGGAGCTGACACATGCGCAGGGGGAAGTATACGAGGGTTCCGATTACGTAGAGTGGAAGAGATGGAGTACTCCCGGATGGCCATACCCGTTTGTTGACTATGGATTTCACGACGGTGACGCGCAGGTGTGGTACCATCCGGCTCGAAAAGTGGTATGGGTGATAGAACGGATTGAAAAAGAGTACGGCGTGAAGTTTGAGTTTCCGGAGAGTAGAAAAACGTTTTTGGATAAACTATTCGTCCCGTGTCTTAGTCGTAACGATTCAGAAGCGTATGCGAGTAAAAACGCTATCACGTTTAATCTCAATAGTGTGGTGTACGATGATTATGTATCTCGATACGTGATGTTGTTTGACGTCAACAATGATTCGAACTATTACGGACGTGCCGGTAAGATAGGGCCATACAACAACGATAAAACGAATGCTTATACGTCGTTTATCGCTAACGGTAAGCCAAAGATAACGGGGCATGTTGAGGTAGTGATAACGGCAGATGCTATTCCTCCGTCTCCCTCAATACTAGTCTACAAATGGAACACATCTTCGTCTGGTGGTAATGTGGATTCGGGTGAGGTGTTAAGCATTGCCGTGAAGGAGATAAAGCCGGTTGATGGAACGACGAATAAATTCAGGGCTGTTTTTGATTTCGAGGGTGAAGAAGCTAGTGTTTTGAAGAACATTTACCAGGGCTATTCCAACATGAAGTTCTCTTTCGATGGACTTAACGGGGGGACGATCGGAACGGGTGACGTAACGGGAACGATAACGGTTGTGAACATGGCCGAGGAGATGATTCTAGGCAGTAGGTATTTCTTTATTCCTAATCTTCCGGATATGAAGCAGATTGATTTTATCAAGGCAATAGCTGCTATACTTGGTGTTTTCGCTGTGCCGGCAGCCGATAACTCGGAACGGATACGCTTTGTTTCGATTGATGACGTGATAGGGAATATCCCCATTGCCGTGGATTGGACTAGGAAAGTCGTTGCTTCGTATAAGGATAACAAGCCCGGGGAAATAACATTCACGCTTGACGGCTTTGCACAGAGAAATCATTTCCGTTGGAAGGAGGATTCAGATGTAACGGGTAGTTATGACGGGGTTGCCGTGGTGGAAGACTTTACCTTGGAGACGGATGCGGATGCTATCACTCTTCCGTTCGCTGCGACTACGATGTCGGCAGGAGTGGCAAAGATTCCTTTGTATTCGTACGATAATGATGCGACATTGAATTATACGAGCGCGCAACCGCGTATCTTATTGCTTGAAGGGGACCGTGGTTCTTTTAGCGGATTATCGTGGGGAACATTGCTTTCCCAGCACTATGCAAGCTATCAGAAGATCATCAGGAGACCGGTGATTATTAAAGAAAAAATTGAGTTAAGAGAGATTGAATTAAAACGGCTGGATATGACGATACCGGTATATCTGGCTCAATATGGAAAATACTACGCAATAATCTCTGTTAAGGCCGAGAATACCGGTATATGCGAGTGTCAATTATTACAATTATAGAACTATGGGACAGGCAGTAGAAGAAAAAGTGTTGGACATTAAAGTCCGTTATGATGATGCGATACGTGGTATTGCTAAATATCGGTCGGAACTTGATGTTCTTAGGAAAGTTGAAGCAACTCTTAAAGAGGATTTGAAAGAGGGGCGTATAACACGTGAACAGTACAATGTAAAGCTGACAGAATCAAAGTTGGCTTCCGGTGAATATAAAGAGGCTATACGTATTTTGGAGAAAGAGATACGGAATAACATCAAGGCGGAGAATGAACAACTTGGAAGCCTTGTTGCACTGCGTGCCTCTTTATCCAATCTCACTCGGCAATACGATGAGATGAGTGAGGCGGAGCGAGAATCCGCTTCGGGGCAGGATTTAGCTATTCATATCAACGCTATCACTGATAAGCTGAAAGGTGCGGAGGAAGCGACTCAGAGATTTTATCGTAACGTCGGGAACTACGAAGAGGCGTTTTCTAAGGCACTATCTCCGTTGAAACAGAAACTCGATGATATGACTGAGGCGTATATGAAAATGTCAAAAGAGGAACGTTTGTCAGCTCAAGGAGAAGAGATGCGGGAACACATGAAGTTAATTGAAAAGCAGATAACCGATACAACAGCTTCAGCAGGTCAGTTTCAAAATCAACTGCTCAATATGGTGGGTATTCAGGGAGGATTGCTTGGCAATATAGCTAACTCGGTAGGTGGAATAAATTCAATGTCACAGGCGTTCATGGCCGGAAAAGCGGCGGTCTCTGCTTTCGGTAAACAGTTGCTTGCATTGCTGGCCAATCCGATTGTTGCTGTGCTGGCCAGTATCGCTTTAGTGATAATGGGCATTGTCAAGGCTATCAATTCAAGTGAGGATGCAACGAATAGAGTTAGTGTACTTATGGCTCCGTTGACGCGTTTACTTAATGCTTTGATGTCCATTCTGCAAAAGGGAGTAGGGTTTATTCTTTCGTTTGTCGAGGCGGGAATGAAAATGTATGATTGGGCAATGAAGATGATGGAAAAGATTCCTTTTGTCGGTGGGGCAATCAAAGAAATAAATAAAGCTAATGGCGAGGCTATCGCTTTGGCTAAGGAAAAGATTGCTATTGAGGAACAATCACGTAAGGACGAGGTTGAGAACGCTAAAGCCGCACTTGAAGTGTCGAAGTACAGAACGCTCGCAAAGGATAAGGAGAAGTACACTGCACAGGAGAGATTGAAGTTTGTTAAGGAAGCGAACAAACTCGAAGATGAGCAATCTAAACGTAACGTTGAGTTGGCCGAACGTAAGCTGAAAGCGTTGCAGATAGAGAGTAGTTGGGCGGAAAATAATGCAGAGACGAACAAAGAATTGGCGAAATTAGAGGCAGATGTTTATCGTGCCCGGAAGGAGTATTTCGATAAAACGAGAGAGCTTAAAGAACAGGAGAATTCAATTATCAATGAGAATACGGCGGCAGAAAAGGCTCGATTGGATGCAGCGAAGAATGCGGCAAAAGAAGCAGCTGCTATCGCTAAAGAAAGACGGGACAAGGAACGTGAAGCGGTTCGTGCTGCAGAGGATGCATTACTGGCATTGATCAAGGACGGTGTAGAGAAACAGCGTAAAGAAACGATGTTATCATACAGTAGGCAGATAGAGGATTTAAGGACGAAACTTGCTACGGAAAAGAACTTGACGGTCAATGCGAAAAAGGCCATCAATGAAACGATTCTTGCCCTGGAAAAGAAAAGAGAGCAAGATTTGAAAATGCTCTCCGATGAAGAGACTAAACGGCAGATAGAGAATGAACAAAAGCGTATTGAGCTGATGTTGTCGGCTGTGAAGTCGGGATCGGAACAAGAATTTCAATTGAAATTAGAGTTGATGAATAAGCAGATGGAAGCCGAGTTGCAGAATGCGGAGCTGACGGAAAAAGAAAAGGCTTTGATTCGTGAGAAATATCGGGTTCAGGAAGACACGCTGATTGATGCACATACGAATGAGATTAGACAAAAACAGATGGATGCCGTAAAGCTCGACTTTGAGACTAGGATAGCGGAGGCATACGGTAACGAGCAAGCCATACTTGAACTTAAAGTACAACAGAAACAGGCAGAACTTGATGCATTACAACAGTTGGAAGGAGAGAGTACAGAGGCGTTTAATCTTCGTAAGTTGAACCTCGAGAATGAATACCTTGACGCAAAAGGAGCGTTACGTAACAAGGAAGTAGAGATTGAGCAAACGAAGTTTCAGGCGATGGCCGATATTACGGGTTCTCTTTCATCTTTGGCAGATGCGGCAAGTGAGCATTCTAAGGATTTAGCTATGGCATCTAAGGTGTTGGCATTGGCCGAGATTGCGATAAATACAGGTAAGGCAATTGCGGCCGGTGTGGCACAAGCGCAGAGCGTACCATTCCCCGGGAATATTGCAGCTATAGCGACAACCATCTCCACCGTGTTGTCGAACATCGCTACGGCTACAAAAACCGTTAAGAGTGCTAAGTTTGCAACGGGAGGTTTGGTTGCCGGCGAGGGTTCAGGTACATCCGATAGCATACCGGCGCAGTTAAGCAACGGTGAATCCGTTATAACTGCATCGGCAACATCAATGTTTGCTCCGTTGTTATCAGCGTTTAATATGATGGGCGGAGGAGTACCTATCAATATCACGGCGGGAAGCGGGCAGACGATCGGTGAGGATATGTTGGCACGGGCAGTGGCCAAAGGCTTTATGATGGCACCCGCACCAGTCCTCTCCGTGGAAGAATTTACGAGTGTAGCCAATAGGGCAAAATATGTAGAATCTTTGGGTGATATTTAAGT